AGCGAAATGAGCCGAAGAAACGACGTCTCTGAGCCAGAAAGTCGCACGGTTTGAAATAAATTTCGGAACCACAGTAAATAAAGCAAGCTGCGTCTTTCCAACTGTATATCGATTCGGAACAATTTTTCCATCTCCAGCCGGTGCGAAAACGTGACTTCCATACATCATAATCTCATTAGGAAGTTCTAAAGTAGAATCAAACCACGCCCCTCCGGAGGGATATCCTTCCGTAACGGCATTTGTCAGATGTTCACGATGAGAAAGAATCAGATTACCAAAAGCACTTGCTGCTAATGTTTTCGCCTGAGCGAGATTTTTCTTATACATTTCAGAACCTACATAACCACCAGTAGCGATGTTCGTCGCGTTCATCTGTGCATTGTAAAGTGGTTTGTCCGGCATAATGACCAAATGAGGTTTTGTAAATGCAGTATCTCCGCAATCATACCAGTAATCAAAATCCACAATCCTCCACGTATAGCTTCCGATAGTCCAATAATCACCTAAGAAAAAGCCCTTAAAGGTACCATTTTTAATATTGGTCTTCTGTTCTTCTGTAACAACACTTCCAAGGTTTTTCCCTCTGTAAATCATTCGGCGCTGTTCCTTCGGCACAAAAGAATCCAGAATAGCAAACAATGCATCATTGGCACCAATTGCTTTGTTTCCGGCCGCAGTTCCAACTAAAAACTTGTCATTTGTAGACAAAGTCTTAATTTGATCAAGCTCTGACAGATTAACCCCGGAAATAAAATCTTTTGAATTCATGAGACCGATCAGAGCCTTTGCGAAATCGCTTACTAAGATCGTTTTAGTCCCGTTGTTACCATCAATCAAGACAATATTGCTCTCATCCAACTGACGAACTTTCTCATAATCTGTAATTTTCATTTTGTCATATCCTCCTTTTTTATCTAATGCAAAAAATAACGCGACCATCAATCGGCTGTCCATTACTATCCAGAATCAAAGAACTGGAGTATGCTCTCGCTACAATCGGATCTATGTCACTATCAATAATAGTTCCATCTGATGAATCAAGAAGCTTGTCATGGTTCTCGTAACCATTATCATAAAGTTTATTGTAAACGGTAAATTCTGTCCGAATTCCTTCTACAATTTCTTCTAAAATCTTCGTTCGCTCCTGCAACTCTAATATCTGATTTGCCAGATTCGCCTCTACGTTCTCCGAAAGCGTATCCTTCAACTGTTGGAACCACTCATCAAATAAAGCTTGGGCATTCTCTCGCCATGCAGCCATTTCGGATGTATTATTGTTCGTGTACTCGTTGAACCAGGTCGCCCATAACTGTTTCCAATAGGCATTCGTTTCCTGCATATCCGCCGTTTGCGTCGCATACCAATCATTCCACTGTTTTTCCCAGTCCAGATAGGATTGTTGAATTTCTTCTGTCTGTGCATTAAACCATTTTGACCATTGGTCTTTCCAGAAAGTATTTGTTGCTTCCATGTCCGAGGTTTCTTTTTCATAAAAAGCATCCCATTGGTCTTTCCACTGAGCAACCAACGCATCAATAGACATCTTCTCCAAAGGCGCTGTTACAAATGGACACTCCGATGTTCCAACCGTATTAGTAATATTCGCCTGTCGTATGGATGTAACCCCAGAATTTACTCGAATGTATGCCAATGGATATTGCCAACGATCATTTGTTTTTATCATTGATGGTTTTACCGGATTTGTAGCCGGTGTACCCTTAACGATTTTGATGGTATTTGCTCGAACAGATTCTCGAGAATCCACTTCCAAAATCACAGCATCAATTCGATTCAGAATTACTTCTGACTGTGGTACAGTTAATGGAAGCAAGGCGTCGTTCAATGTCCAGGTATGATTAAACCATGCCCGTCCGATTCCGACATTCACCATCATGCCAGTAGACTCTTTTACCATCATAGCAGTCCCGACATGCTGCAAAATGCCGTCACGAATGATTCCGTCAAAAATACTGGACATTTGAATGGCGTCATATCGCCGGTCTTTGTTCTTTGAGTTATAGAACCCATAAGTGACACTCATTTTTCTTCACCCCTTTCCTGCTATTCTACGGTAACGAATGTCGGATACGAATCAAGTCCTTCTTTGCTCTGGGAACGAATAAATTCTGTGACACGGGCTTTTCCCTCAATGCCGTATTCGTTCACAATCTGAACCATGTCTCCTAAGAAGAAATCCTCTCCATATCGGTACATTCTTGTCGTTTCAACCTTTCCCTCAAACGATTTAGTTGCGATGTTCTCAGCCAAATTTTCCAAACCTCTTTGAGAAAGCTGTGCTTTATACTCAGCATCCGTTAATGTTTCATTATCCACGGTCGAAGAAACATCTCTGGCATCTGTGTAAAGTTCCCTTCGATTCAAACCTGTTCCGGCTCCAGACGAACAAGCTACAGTTGTAGTCTTCCGATCAGCCCCTTCTCCCTCTCCGGCAACCAAAGTAACAGTTTTTAAAGTCTTCTTTGATTCCAGATAATTGGTATTGATTACATTCTCAAACTTGGGAGAAAAGATGACATATGGATTCGTGAACTGATCGTAAGAACGGTCTGCACCGGCATAGAGTTTAAAAACGAATTTGTTATCGTCGGACAGCTTGATTCGGAAACCGATATTCTTGGAATCGCACAGCTTTTTTATGGCATCATACAGATTGTCTCCGGTAAACTGTGCATCTACCGTCAACCCGGTAATCGCCGGATCTGTTGATGCTTCGAATATCAATCTTTCCACCTTTCGAGAAGCATCAGAAGGATTGATGATATTCTCATCCAACAACTTTTTAATTCCATTTTGAAAGTTTCCGCTTAGAATCGTTTGTTTCCAAATAATGCGGCGTTCCAAAATGGATTCCAATGACCTTCCGGTGACTGTGAAATGATTTCCGTTTTCGGCATCTGATTCAATCTTTCTATCCTCGACAATCATAGTCTGGTCGGATTCTTTCAGCCAGAGATAGTAGTCGTCTTTCAGGATTTCAAGAATAGAATCGTTGATGCTTGTATATACCTCAAAATCACCATAGGCGGAATACCGCTCCGTCCATATAAGCGACTCGAAGGTATCAAGCACAGAAAGCATTTTCAAAGAAGTATCCAGAACAATCAATTCCATAACTATACCCCCTCAAATGCTGTCCGGTTTTCAATCTTAAACTGTACATTGGTCGTTCCTTCTTCAACCACATAAGCAAAAATGTTATCGCCTTTGGATAACTGAAACCAATCTGAGTCTTTGTCAAGACAGTTTAAAATATTGGTATAAATACCATTTCGAAGAAGTGTAATTGATTTATCACCTTTAATCGTTGAAATGATGATTTCATCACCCGCAACCATTCCAGAACCAGTTAGTTTCTCTAACTTATCAGTGTCAATGCGCATTACTTCTCTCGTCCCGGTATTATAAATCGTAATGTTTCTCACATTTCCGATGGCATGGATGGTAATCACAACCCCGATTTCAGCATCACCGGAGTAATATACTGTCTGCTCAGTTTCGTTTTTAATCTCGCCAAATTCGATTAGAGATTCAGTCAAAGATTCATTCGAAAAAGCAAACTCAAACAAAGGTTCCACACCGTAAAAGATAGTTGTGTTGGTTCCATCCGGACCAGCAGAATAAAAATAAGGATCGGGACACACGATGGAAATTTGTGTCGTTTCATCGCTGCTGAAAATATCCGGCTCATTCGATTCCACATAGCCGTAAGTCTCACAAATGCGGTTATCTGTCTCGATGAGAAGCGTCACTCTCTTCTTTATCGGAAAGTATTTGTAGGATTCTTGTCTTGTGTCTTCGATCTGAGGGGTAAACATCAGTTTCAAAGACATAACAATATTTCTGGAATTCACTCTTGCTGAGTTATACAGTGATCCATCATTCGTAGAAATTTCAGTCGTGTTAATATCAGCTTTGCTCGGTCCTAATCCGCTTATCGATTGAACAGCGAACCCGGATTTTTCCGGGAACGCTAATTCAAATCTCTTGGATTCTCCTAAATAATTAGTTACCGTTACTGCTCTAATCATGTATTACTCACCAGCCCTTTCATCGCCGAAAATTGATTCTTTGTCTGTCGATAAATATCAATTCTCGACAAAGCCTTAGGCGAATAATTATTTTGTGTGAATTGATAGGTGTTCCCCGCAGAAGAACTTTCTCCATTTTGAACTTCCATCTCTGAAACCCGCTCATTCATTCCAGTGCTAACGGACAAAGCCTGATTACGACTGAACAAAGTATTCAATCGCCCAGTCCCTGCTTCAACAGCAGATAGATCAAGCACTGGTCGAATAGTAGGTTGAACGTCCATATCTGCATCTACATAATCCGCAATTCTGGAAATGACATCATTCAATCCATCAATAGAAGATTTGGCAATTTCCCGTCCGGCTTTACCAGCTTTTGAAACGTTATCAATCAATGCATTTATAAAACCGATTCCCGCAAAGTCACCAATTCCATAAAAACGTTTGGAAGGAGAATGTTCATCCAATTCGTCTTCCGCCGCTTCTGCTGCCGCGGCTGCCATTGCTCTTGCTTTTGCCTCTGCTTTCCAAGTATTTTCGCTTATACCATTACAAAAACCATCGACCAAATATGAGCCAGCAGATTTGAACTCACCATAATAATCTTTGATAGCAGTTATGGCACCACTCAGCGTAGTTGTAAAAGCGGTTCTGAGTTCACTATCCTTACTTCTAACCCCCGCAATAAACTTAACCATGAGTGTAGAACCACTGGTTTGAAATTCTCCCTGTTTTCCGTTAATTGCCGTCAATACAGCTTGAACTAGGGTTATGAATGTTGTTGTCAGTTCAGATTTCTTCGCATTTGCTCCGTTGATAAAAGACGCTAACATACTCGATGCTGCTGTTGTTACCCGAGATTCTGCATTATTGAATGCATTGATAAATCCAGTTACACCGGTTTCCCCGAGAGTTGTCAACGCGGAACTGAAAGAAGTCATACCACTTGTGTCCAGACCAACCATCCCATTAGCCATACTCACAAGGCGATTCGTCTGGGTAATTACGCTGGACAACAGAGTTGTATCAATACCGCTGATACTGTTGTAATAATTGCCGAAATAGGAACCAAACGATGCCATGTCACTACCGAAGCTGGAAAGTGTCATATCATCAGAGAACCATCCACCTTCTTTTGGAAGACTTTTCTGGAGTTCGACAATAGAGGTCGCAGCATTGGTTGTAGCAGTAACAATATTCGCATCTACATTTTTCATATAGTTGGAATACTGTGCAAAATTCTTACCAAAGGAAACAAGACTTGTCCCAAAAGAAGCAATATCGTTGTCTCCGGTAAACCAACTCACCAATCCACCAGTATTCGGTAAAGTATTTGCCAGTTCAACCACCGCTTTTCCAGCCGTTGCGGAATTCGTAACCGCTTCCACATCGATACCGGCAATCGCATCGGAGTAGGACTTCATCGCCTTACCAAACGGTACCAGGTTTTCTCCAAATGCGCCCATGTCATTCTCTCCAGTAAAGAATCCAACGACACCGCCGCTATTTGGAACTGTGTTTGCCAATTCAATCAAAGCTTTTCCTGCTGTAGCAGACTCCACGATTACATTTGCATCCAAACCTCTTACTGCTTGTGAAAACAACATCATCGCCTCACCAAAGGGAATAAGCTGCTCGCCAAATGCATCCATGTCATTTTCTCCGGCAAAGAAACCTACTACGCCGCCAGAATTCGGAATCGTGGTTGCCATCTCTGCCATAGCTTTACCGGCAATGGAAGCGTTAGTTACAGCATCGGCATCCAATCCCTGTACCGCGGATGCAAATCCCATCATCGCCTCGCCAAATGGAATAAGCTGTGCGCCGAAAGCGCTCATATCATTCTCACCTGTAAAGAATCCGATTACTCCTCCAGAATTCGGAAGAGTTGATGCCATCTCAGCAAGTGTTCTTCCGGCTGTAGCCGCATTCGCCACTAATTCCCCATCCATACCAGCAATAGCAATAGAAAAATCCCGCATTGCTTCGCCAAACGGAACGAGTTGAGTAGCGAAATCGCTCAGGGAAGATCCTCCCGTAAGCCAAGAAGTCAATCCGTTCAGAATATCAGCCGCAGTCAGAATAAGAATGGTTTCCGCCAATGCTTTTACACCGTCTAACATAGAAGGGTTAAGCTGTGTAGCACCTTCAATGAAAGGCTGCACATTTATCATAAATGCAGAAAGGTCTGCTCCGATTTGCGGAAACTGACTGGAAACTCCAGACATAAATCCTCCGACAATACCACCTACAAATTGACCGATAGCGGTACCAATTCCCTGTAACAGCTTTCCGCCTTCTCCAATGAGCCATTCCAATCCGGGTATTTGAGCCAAAGCCCCGACCGCCGCCAGAACCAATGCCAACTCTGCGATGACTGCACCCATTCCGAGAACGCCAATCATAGCACCCGGTACCAAAGATGCAACAGCACTGAGAGCGAGCATGATTGCTGAGAGTAGGCCAATTCCGGCGATTCCTTTAACGAGTACATTCACATCAATACCACTCAAAGCGTCGATTACCCCGTCGAAGAAAGCCATCAATAATTCAACACCGGCTTTAATCAATTCCGGAAGCTTCGTTGTGATAGCTTGAATGATTCCGATTAGAATATCGAATAACTGCTCCACGATGGTCGGTGTATGCTCAACCAGAGCCGAAAGTACGCTGTCAATCAAGACAAACAGTCCATCTACAACTGCCGGAGTAGCCGTAACCAACGCCTCGGCAGCAGCAAGAACCAATACGGTAAATGCCTCGGCAATAGCCGGTCCTCCATTCGCGATTACACCAGCAAGAGAAAGAATTCCTTCTCCAATTGCTTCAAACAGTAATGGAATCAGACTAAGAATACTGGATACTGCCACCACAAGGGATGCCGCCCCCGCTGCCCCGGATACCGCCAAAGCAGAAAGTCCAGTCGAAAATGCAAGAATACCTGCACCTGCGGCCAGACACCCTACCCCTAATACGGCAATAGCGGCTGAAAGTCCGAGAATAGCTGGAGTCAGTGGTCCCAACGCAACTCCAGCAACACCAAGTACAGTGAAAGAGGCAGCTAGTGCCACCAATCCTTTGGCGATGCTCTCCCAAGACATATTTCCCAACGTCTTGATAACCGGAGTAAATACAGCCAGTGCTGCGGATACTGTAAGAACCGCCGCCGCACCCGGAAGCGCCCCTCTCATCGCATTGAGTGCCACGACAAGAATGGTCATGGAACCGGCAAGTGTCACTAAACCTCTGGCAATTTCTTCCCAAGACATTCCGCCCATATTTCGGACCGCTTCACCGATGATGAGTAATGCTGCACCAACTTCCACCATTCCAGTCGCTTTTGACATCATTCCCTTCGGAAGAAGATTCATCGCAACTGTTACAGTAGCCAAAGAACCCGCCATTGTTGTAAGACCTCGTCCAATCTCTCCCCAGGACAAGTTCCCCATCTTTTCTACTGCTTCTCCAAACACAAGTATGGCAGCGCCAAGAATTGTCATTGCTGTAGCGGTAGAAACAACATGTTTTGCGTTAGCTGTCACTTTAGTAAATACCGCCAACTCAGTAAGAACCACTGCAACCGCAGATAATCCCTTCAAAAGACTGGAAATATCCAAAGTGCCAAATGCTCCAACTGCATCCGCCAGAATGTTGATGGATGCCGCAAGAAGAACCAAACCGGTTCCTTTCAGAATACCCATCCCATCCAAATCCGTAGCTTTCAGGAACAACGCCAATTCGGTGCAAAGAACGCCAACTCCAATCAGACCTTTCGCCAAAGATCCCACATCTAACGCTCCCAAATCTTCAACTGCTCCCACAAGCACTCGAATCGCTGCTGCAAATACTACCAAACCAGCAGAACCTTTTATTAGCCCTTTCGATGTTTTGGAAAGCGCTGTTGCAGACGTTACAAGAATAGCGGATAACCCAGCAACACCGACCAATCCTTTCAGAAGTCCATCCCAATCCAAGCCAGATAATTTCTGCACTGCTCCGGCAAGAATAAGAACAGCAGTAGACATCCCAATCATCGCAATAGTCAACTGTCCCATTCCTTTGATTGCTACGCCATTCATTATCTTTTCAAAGATAGCCATAGAACCAAGCAATTCAACAAATAGAACACTCAAAGCGCCTAAGGAAGCGTTCAGTTTCCCTGAATCGACAAGCGATAACGCAACTATTGCCGCTGTCAAAATTGCCATAGCGCCAGCAATTTTAAGAAGAGTTCCAGCTTTCAGGCTTGATTGCCATGCTTCTAAACTTCCCTTTACTCCATCCAAAATATCTTTGAATGAACCAAGTATTCCTCCGCCATTTTCTGTAATTTCTGATAAAGAGTTGATAAACTTCTTCACTCCAATCAGAATCGCAGAAAACAATCCGGTATTGATCAAGTCCAAAATCGGATCAAAGCTCGCAGTATCAAACGCTGTGAGAATCGCTTCTCCAAGGTTTCCAAATGCGTTCGCAACAATAGAACCCAGCTTCGATAAAACAGGAGATGCCTTCTCGACAATCCCGATAATCCCTTCAAATGCCTTCTTTACCAATTCGCCTAATTTTACAAACGGTTCAAATCGAGTCTGTACCTTGTCCGCAAAATTATCGAGTCCACTGGTATCAACATTCGCAAATTCGCTGAAAGCATCTGCAATTGTTTTTACAAAGGTCTTTACACCATCAGCAATCGGTTTCAAGAAATTTCCAATTCCTTCTATGGCTTTGTTGAACGCATCGGATGATTTAATAGCTTCATCAATGCCGACAATAAAATCTCCGATTCCCGCTGTAAAGCCAAGAATACCATCCCCTGCCGGAGCCACATAACCAATCAAATCGGCAAATCCGCCAACTAGCGCTTTAATTCCTTGAAGTCCGATATCAAATAAAGCGAATACCCCTTTGAATGTTCTCTTCAGGTTATTCGCCGTTTCTTCACCTATTTTGAATTTTTCTGTAAGTTCTTGTAGTCCGACTGTAAGATTGTAAAGCTGTTCTCCAGTCATTGGAGGGAATACATCTCTAAATGCCTCTTTAACCGGCTTTACAATATTCAAAACACCTTCGAAGGCGTTTCGTACAGCTTCAATCAGTGCAGTTCTACCTCCAAGCTCTTTCCAATCCTGTAACATTTTATTTCGTGCTTCAGCGGAAGCATTTACCATGTTACCCAAGGAATTACTTACTTCGGTTAGAAGCTCTTTTGCCTCTTCGAAATCACCAATGATGATTTCCCAGCTTTGCGTCCATCCAGACTGAACCGACTCTTTCAGTGTATCCCACAACTGTGTAAATGTTTTTACTTTCGTAGCCGCATCCAGTGCTGTTTTGGCAAGTTTTGTAATTTCTCTAGCTTGTTCTTCTGTATAACCCTGTGCAATAAGATCTGCTTCTGAATAGGCTCCCGATAACTGAGTCAATGTTTCAGTCAGAACTTCTGTTGTCAGCCACTCACCTTTTGTAAGAGACTCTCTGAACGAACCATACTTTTCAATCATTGCGTCCATGTTGACGCCAAAATGCTCAGCTGTTCGCTTCAAAGCGTCTTGAAATAACTGACCGCCCATTCCCGCATTCACAACAGAGTTCCAGTCTTGCAGACTAACTTTTCCCGCAGCAATCGCTTGTGAAAGCTGATACATAGCAGTGCTTGCCTGCTGAGCATTAGATCCAGAAGCTGCTGCCAAGTTTGCAATACCTTTGATGGAGGTTACTGATTTATCCAAATCTACGCCCGCAGCCGTAAAAGTACCAATGTTACGGGTCATTTCCGTAAAATTGTAAATCGTCTGATCAGCGTATTTGTTCAACTCATCAAGAGCGGCATTTACCTGATCAATCGTAGTTCCTTTACTCTGCGTATTTGCAAGAATTGTCTGAACTGCGTTAATCTGCGTCTCGTATTCTTGGAAACCGGTTTTAATTGGATCAATCGTTAATGCTGAAACAATATTTTTACCGGCATTTAATGCGGAATTTGTAATGTTCGACAAAGCCGTCATCGCCATGACTTCGAGTGCAGAGAAACGCATTTTTACTGTTTCAACCGCATTGGAAAGCGGAGTCATATTACAGTTTTTGGCTGCAACATTGACATCCTCTAATCCCTTGGAGGCACCTTTGAGATTTAAGCTTTTTTCGAGCTTTTCGATTGACGATATGCTAGTTTGAACATTCTGCTCAAATTGTTTATTATCAAATCGCATTTCGACAACTCTTTCATCAATTGTCCTGCTCATAGCTTAATAACCTCCTCCCATGCGTTATTTGCAATTTTGTCAAAAATAGGCTGGATAGCAGGATTGATGTAATCTCGCCCCTGTACCCAGCCGCCGTTTCGAGTTCCATGCCCGTATTGCAAAATAATAGCGATTGGAACTCCATTTTGAATATTTGAATTATGAAACGAAATCGTTACAGAACCTTTTCGATTCTCAATCTCGTAATACCAGGAACTCGCCGTTTCCCCAGAATCCACTGGTGTTGCAGACGCAAGGGCGGCTACTCCCTCTTTACCAAACTTATCTAGGTCTCCAATACGAACTGTCTCTTTTGCTCTCTCCAGAAATCGAGTCAGCTTGGAAAAGTCGCCCTTTTGTCTGAATTTAATCATACAATGCCTACCTATCTGCTTATGCCTTTTCGATATATGCCGAATGAACAAAGCCATAGATTCTTCCATCAATTCTGATGTAATACCATCTGGAACCATCCGCAGCATTCACAACATCACAAACATCCACTAAATTCCCATAGCCCAGTCGAGGCCATGATTTAATCAGTGGATTATTCGTTCCCGCCCATGTACGGACATTAAGAACATCGGCAACTACTTTTCCAACCCACTGAGGTGTTTTGGTAATTACGCCATCATCCGAAACGGTTGTATCTGCATTCGGCTTGCTGGAAGACTGCTTTGTGATGTATGCTGCCGCAACAAAGCCGTACTTTTCGCCCTTGTCTCCTTTGATCTGGATATAATACCAAGCATCACCATCTTTATCACGAATGGTGTCGCATACACCAACTTTTGTCCCCTGAGAAATTGTTGGGTATGATTTCAACTGCGGATTTTCTGTACCCGCCCATGTTCTCACATTCAGTGTGCCAGTATTTACTACGCCATACCATGCCACATTTTTGTTCGGGATATCCTCTCCAGATACCGGTGGTGTTACCGGATTACTCGGAGCCGTTCCCGCACCGCTGTATTTCGGTCTTGCATATCCTCTGATGTTTCCATTCCCTACCGAAAGAACACGTCTCGCAACCGCTTCCCCTTTATTTCCTTCAATACAAGTGATCTGTCCATTGGAAACGCTTTCTACAAAGCCGATATGATCCGAATATCCGTTGTTCGGTTGATATGACTGATCCCAGTTATAGAGGATAATATCGCCAGGTTTCGGCACAATTGTTCCGTCTTCAATCCAGATTCCCATACTCTGAAAAATCTTAACGTGCTGTTCGCATCCGCATTCTCGTCCAATCAAATCTGAACATCCGGCTTTGATTCCGGCTGCTGATACTGTAGTATCACACCATTCGTCATGATACTGTACTGCATAACCTCTCGGAAGAGGTTTTACAGAATTGTATAAATCGATAATCTGTCTGAATTTTCCGTTTACTTCGTTATAACCCAGCCAGCTTCGCATCACATTCAACACATCTTGTGCTGTTTTTCCCATCTGCTCTTCCTCCTGTTTTTCTCCAAAAAAGTAATTCATATCTACATTTCCGTTAATACCAGGAACCTTACCGCTGCTTGTATATTGCTGATATGTGCATTTCACATCTGGGCTACCGGTATAATCAGCAAGCCACAATACATATTTATCCAGAGTTTCTTTGTCATACATATTCCGGTAATAATCCAGGTTCGTATATACTCCGGCTTTATAACCCTGACTCTCCACATAGGAACAGAACGCTTTTGTAAAAGCAATACATTCTGATTTTCCTAATGTAATTCCCTGCTCAGCCGCTTTCTTAACAGTGTCATATTCAAAATCAAAGAATACGATCACATCTTTTCCCAACCCAGCTTTCCGCATGTTTGCAATACAAGAAACTGCTTCTTCTTCCGCTCCAACTGTGGAAGTTGCGTAACAGAAATGATAAACTCCATGAATCGGAATGCTATTTCCTTTACAACCTTGCGCATATTCCAAAAATCGTTTATCAATTGTCCTCCGGTATCCTTCCCTGAGAATTACGAATTCTACACTTTTGGAAACTTTAGAAAAATCTACTTTTCCCTGCCAGTAAGAAATATCAATTCCTTTCTTCATCTTCTCACCCTTTCGTGTTCCATTTTTTCTTTCGAGCCGCATTTAATGCCGCATTTCGTTTCATAATTTCTCTGCGGCTATGTTTCTTCGGCGGTCTGCTCTTTATATCACAGACTCTTATCAGCGTGAAAAGTTTATTGAGATGCCATTTCTGACACTCAAACGGAATGTTTAAGACGATCATCCAATAGTAAACAAGTTCAGCCGTAATTTGCTCTTTGCTTCCAGGGCTTTTCTTCTCCTCAAAAAACTGAGTAGCCGTCATTGGAAGAGCAATATATCGATTAACTTCATTGATATTACTGTTTGTCAGATAGTTGTAAACTTCCGATTTCACATTCTGTGTAAGAGTCATGCATTTTACATAGTCAATGGTTTCTTCTAATGTTTTTTCCTGCTTTGTCAGAAATGGTTTATTCCATCTCGATTCCCATTTTGAAAGAGAAACAAGAGAATGCTCCAATTGCAAGGTCTGAGCCTTTGTGTAAACAAACTCTTGCTTCGCCTCATCCCAAAATTCTGTGGATGGTATTGTGATTCGGAGCATCTCTTACCTCCCTTTAGTTCTGAGTATTTGTAGAAATCATCGAAGTTGCAGTAGAATTACCAACATTCATTACCGCATTCACAAAATCCGCTGCTGCCTTGTCGTTTGTAACTAACTCTTCAAACAAGATTTCATAGGCTGGTGATTCCATAAAGGATCTGGAAATCTCCTCAGACTTCATAAAGCGACGACCATCCTCGCTCTTGACACCGTAAGCCTTCTTAATAAGATCCTCGAAGAATTCCATAATCTGACCGCCATCAGCACCGGCACCAATACTTTTAAGCTGTACATCATAGCCGCCCTTCACACTTGTCTGCATCTTGACAATTTCAGGCTTTGACAGATGAAAATAAAAATCCTCTTTTCTTTCAACGCCATTCAGATCAATATAGGGAATAGTTTTTTTCAACATGATTTTTTTCTCCTTTCAAATAAAAAGAAGCCCCGCACATTGAATACGAGGCTCCCTGTAATTTATTCTCTTTCCAAGGTCAGTCCAGAAAGACCATAGGTCTTTGTAATGCTTTCCTTGTCATGTGTGATTGTTACCTTAATACTCTGAGTATCCTTATTCTTGATAAGTAGTACGATGTTTCTGTCTTCATCGAGTGTAACCGGTCCTTTTGTGCCGCCTACAAGTTCGACAACTGTTTTGGCTTCAACCGACTCTGCATCTATCTTGAGTGCCAAGTAATTACCTGACTGCTCCGAAACATTGCTACTGAAACCAACATAACCATTGATATACTTCAGAGTGCCTGTCACCTCATTATCAGCGATAATCACATCTCGCTGTAATTCATTAACTGCTTTTCCAAGCAAAGTAGCCTTTCCGTCTTCAGGCTTAACAGAAAGGCTTATTAAGGGTTTTCCTTTGACATAATCTCGATTACTTCATCCGGCAACGGAAGTCGTGGCTCAACACCGTCATCTCCTTCTGGATTAGTGGGATCTTTACCATAAAGAATTTCTTCCAGCTCAGCTAAATTCTTAGCATTTACTCTGGTAGAATCGAAAGTAAGAATAGCTGTTGGTTTGATTCTCTTTCCTTCGATCAGTTTTGAAATCTCCGCAGGAGTTGTACTAAACTCCCAAGAAAGTGCAATCGGTTCTGGGCTGTCATTTTTGGTCTGATAACCTTTCTCCGAAGGAGAAGCCAGACATCCATATACCAGATGAAGTTTATAACCATAGTCATCTGAATCGACATCATTTCCCAGAATGGTACGATAAGAAAGACCAAACTGTTTTCTACTCTGCTGCCCCGCAAATACACCTGGAGCAATCTCTACAGAACCATCACATTCTGCGAATTCATCCGGATAAGTATATGCTTCAATTGTTCCCCCAAAATCTTCTGCCGACATCATATTCAGATATTTGATGTTATCAGCATAGATTGGCGAAGGTTCTGCTCCAGACGGACTCTCCGTCACCGCACTCAGACCATTCCATGCAACACCCTTGTTGTATTTTCCACCGGTCTGAATCGGATAAAGAACTCCATGATCACAACCGGTTTCGTAAAACCGTTCTCCAACTTTATCCCAAACAAGTTTCATTGAATTATTCCTCCAATCTTAAAAATATACATTAAAAATATAGTGGTTCAGATTATCTTTTTTGAAATGCCGGTCAAACCGGCTCATTGGTAAATTCGTTACTTTCTGTACAAGGTTCGTATCCGGATCTTTATCGATAACTGCAATGGTATATCTTCGCTTAGATAAATATACCCCGTCGTTTGCATATGTCTTATCAATATCATCAAGACTATATACAATGGCGGGGTAACTCATCTTAACAGATTCTGGCGGCTGAAAATAGCATCGACATCTTTCACCTTCTATGGGACAAGATAAAATCTCGCACAATAGTCCATGAAACTTGATTCGTCGGTCATTCATTATACACACCTCCTACTGTCAAGATCAAACGCGGATACTGAACTTCGACACTGGAAATTTTCCATTTAGCTCCCATAAACTCGACATACCGCATTGCATGGAAATTCTGATAGGCAAAAGGATCGGCTACAATACTGATTTCGTTTGAAATATTGATGTCGTCATTGAGCTTATCGGAAGTTTGATACCGACTGGTGTTCCGAAGCAAATCTCCAAAATATTCCCGTTCAGTAATTTCATCATCCCAAACACCCGGACGAATTTCCATTCTCACAGCATAGCCGATTTTTCCAAAAAATTTTGCCATTTTGAATTTTCTCCTTATTTTCCCTCTAAAGTCAATCCAGTAAGTTTATAAGTCTTTGTAGAAGAGTTGTCCTCATTGTTTACAGTCACCTTAATGCTCTGAGTATCCTTATTTTTGATAAGAAGCACGATGTTTCTGTCTTCGTCGAGAGTAACCGGTCCTTTTGTGCCTCCTACAAGTTCGACAATAACAACTGCATCCCGAGAATCAGGAGCTACTTTCAAAGCAAGATAGTTTCCTTCTTGCTCAGAAACATTACTACTGAATCCTGTGTACCCAGTAACATGTTTCAGTGTACCGGTAATCTCAGTCTCGCCGACAACAACATTCTCCTGTAACGAATCTACTGTTTTCCCGAACAGATTGGCTTCCCCATTTTCGGGATTAACGGAGAAGCCGATTAAGGGAGGTCAGTTACATCCTCTTCGATTGCAATGGCAGAGTACACTCTGGTCAGAGCACCGGAGCATCTGGTCTCCAGAAGAGACTTCTCCTGGTTAAAGTCGATATCGAACTGTGTAAAGTGGGTAACTTCGCCGCCCTTCGTAGCGCCCAGAGAGTAGTCATTCAGGTTCGTAATGATAGCAAGCAATTTCTTGGTCTTGCTGTCGTCTGTCTTACGGGTCTTGCCCTCAAACTGCTCAGCGGTAAGAATCTCACCAACGTTAAAAGCAGATGCAAGTTCTGCTTTGGAAGAGTAGATTCTGCGACCGTTCATGTCACGAGCCAGAAGCATCACATTAAGCATATGTGGCGTGATATACATATCTGGTGTACCAGTTCCCTTGTAATTCTCTCTTGCATACAGAACTGCATTGATCATAGCCTCGGCGAGAATATAATTTTCACCAAAGTTTGCACCTGTATTGGTTCCCTGAAGTTCTTTCTTTGCAGCTTCTACATCCAGATCTGCATGGATGGTGTACAAATCATCGTCCGTCCAAATAGGTCTGATTTTATCCGGATCGATTTTACCCTCATCGCCATCTTCACGACCATCTCCCAACATCATTGCGATTGCCAGTTCCTCGTTAAGCATCAGACGATCGATATCATAAAGGTATTTAACATAATCGAAGTCCGTGATATCAACAATATCATCGCGATGTAAAGCGTTCTTTACATAAACCGTCTGCGGATCTGTCGTTCTGCGAACCAATTTGAAATTTCCAGCCTGTTTCTTCTCTTTACCCTTTTTATAACCTCTGGCGCGCAGAGAATCGATACCACGAATATCAGTCTGACTGGTTCTGATTCTGGAAATAGGGCTCTTATGTACTTTTCTCATCACATTGGAAATCCAACCCTGATCATTGGTAATAAGCTCAGGGGCACCTGGACGAACTTCCTGATACTCCGGGAAAAGAGCTGTCACATTGCCCTCGCCAGCCTGAACAAAGCCTCCACTTACCGCGTCATGCTGAAGACCATTCTGCTCTGCATAAATCTCAAGTGCAGTCTGGAAAGTACCAACTTGACTGGTCTTTGCCATCTTGATAATGTCCTCCTGGGCAGAATGAGCCAGAAAGCCACCCGTTTCGTTTTTCTTTTCATTGTCAAACACATTATGCTTCATTTCGGTTTTTCCTCCTTTAGAATCATCGTTTTTATCTTCGGGCTTATCCGGTTCCCCGAAAGCCTGTCCGAACATTGCATAGATTACATTTTTCTGCTTTTCACTGAGCGTATCAAATATCTGCTCAACTGTTTCTTCATCTTCTTCCGTTTTTTCTTCAGAAGTTTTACCTTCCTGCGTTTCGGACTTCTCTTCTTTTTCATCCGCAGAATGATAAATCATGATATTCTCATCATATCCAATAATCATGCGATCTTCCGAAGCGTCGCCATGCTCCATGACAGAATCAATGAATGCGCCTGGATTAGCTCCAGCCAGAACAAGACTCAATTCATAAATAACGCCATGTACCACATTTGCTCCTGCCTGTTTCAGTTGACCGGCACAAATGGAAAGTGAACGAACATCTCCATGCTTCACTAATTTCTTTGCAGCAAGTCCAGATTCACTGTCATTGAAACTACAATAAGCATAAACACCCTCGTCACGATTTTCCAAAACCGCATGACCGAGCACGCGATTAGGATCGGAATGGGTGTGCCCCCAAACCAGCGGAACTGTTTTTCCATTCTGGTTTTTAAACGCATCTTTTTTGATGGTTCGACCATCAACACAAAGAAGATCGTTTCTAGTGGCCCAGCCACTAAAATCATATTTCTCCATTTTGAAAATCACTCCTTCTATCAGTATTGTGCGAAAGCTATTTCTACTTCCTCCGTTTCCTCTTCTTTACTGCTTTATATTCGGAAGCTATCTTATCAAACTCTTGCTGATAAAGATCTTCATAAGTGGCATCAAGATTTTCTTTTGCTGCTTTATAAGCTTCCCTTGCGGCGGTAACGGCAGCCTTTAACTCTGCACTAACTTTTTCTCTTTCTGATTTAGCATTCGCAGAATTATCAGCCCTTTCTTCTTTGGTGTCTTCGGTAATTCGTTTCTTCTTACGACTTGCGGAAGTTCTCACCTCTTCCTTTTCAGCTTTCGCCTGCTCACTCACCTTAGATTTATCCTCGCTAGCATCATCACGAAGCTTTGCGATTTTCTCATTTCGCTCCGCTACTCGCTTTGCCCTTTCCTCTTTGGATAACCCGGATGGAATTTCTATTGCCATTAAGCGTTCAATCTCGTTATTCTTCTTTTCATCGATACGCTCTTTCTGGTCTTCTGCTTCTTCTCCAATATCCTCCAAATCAGATTTTTTACGGGAATCAACCCTACTCCTTCTCGACGAAGATTCCTCGGTAAGCTGAGCATTCAGTTCCTTTAATTTAGCTGAGATCTGCTCTCGAGTCACCTTGGCTTTTGCTCTCAGCTCAGCAATTTTTTGTTTCCGTTTTTCCTGTTCTTCTTTTACCTTTTCCTTCTTCTTACTAGAAATCTCATTTTTTGTATAAGCCCAGACTTTCTTTCCCTCATCGTTAAGCTTTGTTGCGGAACGTCGCCCTTTGAGTTCTCTGGTTCTCATATAATATTCATGAGCTTTCACTGGGTCGTAATAAGGAGACGCATAGTGTTGAAGAGGTTCGTTAATATCCATTAGGGCTCCTCCTCATCATCCGAAACATAGCTTCCTATAATTTCATCAATCTCCTTTTCAAGACCGTCAAGCAGCTCGTTCACTATGCTGTCATAATCGGCTCCTGCGTCACTTTCATTGGATTCGACATCGTAACTACCATTTGAAGGTTCAGATTTGGCCTCGCTGATATTGCTATTCTTGAGCTCATCAGCTTTTGGATCATCAGACGGTTTCATACCAATAATCTGGCGAATTTCATTTGATGTCATAATCTCATTTCTTGTGAATTTGTCAGCAATTTCTGACAGATCAGCTACTGGTACAAGTTTGAAGGGGTCACGGAAGAACAGAATCGATTGCTTTTGAGACCTGGCTGTTTTAGTAAGGAACTTACGTTTTAATTCGTCAACGATAGCTGCAATAATCGGTTCGATGGTACGGTTATAATAATTCAACATAGTTTTCTCGTCTGCGGAACCATCCAATATACTCTGAGTGATACCTAACTGGCTATAAAGCATACTCGTCAAGTATTCAATCTGCTTCATTAGATTATTTTCCACAGAACGATTCAACTGTGTGATCCGTTCCGTACCATCGGTATATGCGATACCATATTTAGAACCGGCCAACTGGCGCTCGATCTCGACACGCCTCTTCTCAGCCTGTTGACGCCTTGCTTCTGTTTTTATTACATAGGGAAGCTGAATAATCAAATCAAGTTTTCCCGAACTGCTTTGCTCATCAACAACATCCAACAAATTCAACTTCCTTATCAAACGCTGCATGGTTGAATTAGGCTCGTTAATGACTGCATAAAGCGGATTTTCGATAATTGCTACTGTGTCTTTAGGGACTATAATATCTTCCTTTAACCCTGTTCGCTCGTTATAGACCCTCACCTTAACATGACTCGGAAACCATTCCAGAATTTTTCCAGTTCTCATCGATTCGATTTTATACGAACCGGTAATATCTGGATCGTCATCAGTATCTACCGGAACAATCGCTACACATCCTTCATCAAGCATTGATAAAACAATATCTTGAAGAAAAGCCCTACCAGTCTGATCAATATTGGCTGATAGATTTAAACAATCATTCAATCCCGATGAAATTTTTTCAAGAAATCTTTCCGAATCATCCAAACGAACATGCTGAATACTGATTGAAGCACAATCCAACGCAATCCGATTATATACAGAAGTAACAATAGATCTCTCATTACCTCTTGTAAGCCTCGGACGGTCTGGTCTGTATGAATATCCAACTCCTATGTCTCTATAGTAACTTGTTGGATCTCTGTTTAAAAAAGCGTTCCAGGCATGTTTAATCCTGGAACCAATTGTAACTTCCATTTTGAATCTGTCACCTCCTTATTCAAAAGCATCTCGATTTAATTTAAAAGCAACGAACGCATCCATCATCGCTGCTACGGCATCAATCTTTGCGTCGTATCTCTTTTTCAATAATTTTCTATTTCCATTCGTGTCTTCCATGACAATACAATTCCCCATTGCAAAAGTCATAAGTTCTTCATCAAACAGAAGCATCCGCTCCTCCGAAAGTTTCTTTAACTCTCCCAATGGAACGGATTCTGTTTTAGCTCCCTGTATCACTTTTTCAATTCCAAACGGTCCGTTTTCAGAAGACCATCGCTCAATAAATTCCTTCGCATTATACGGGTCATATCCCAGACATCGAACATCGTATCCAAATTCAGTGATATGATTATCCAAATCCTCATACACTTCCATCATATCGAGGACGGTGCCTTCAAGGACAATTAAGCTCCCTTCTTCCATAAACTGATCGTATTTAATTCTCATTGCTGCTGGAAGTTTTATCAGAGTTGATGAAGAAATGTAGTTTCTGGTTTTGATTCCAAAAGAACCATTTGATAATGGAAATAAAAATGTAAAAGCACAGAAGTCATCACCTTGTGATAGATCAATACCCAAAGAACACGGCATCTGCCAATAACTTCTCTTTTTATGAAGAAGTGTCTCTTCATATGTGAAATAATAGGTATAACCTTCCATCGGTAAACCAAATCTTTTTGCCAAAATATCGTTTCTCGCGGCAGGAGATTTTTCAGCTCTCTCCACATCAAGCTGATATGTTTCATAGCTTACTGTTTTACCGATATTGGGATTTGCCTTCAACCACATATCTGGATTTCCAACTTCATCAATGGAATCCAATTTATACCACCAAATAGACACATGCGGATTAACATACTCCCCTTTGAGAATATCCAGTAACTCCATTTTGATGGTATCACCTGCTCCGTTTCTTACAGTTCCCTCAGAACTCGTAGCGATGATAATGTAGTCATCCAGCTTCGATGCACCTTGCTCAAGAGCACCGACAACATCTTCTCTCGTGTCTCCTGATAACCACTCGTCCACTGTGGAAATTTTAGGACGTAATCCCTGAAGCTTTGCTATGGACATCGGTCTTACTTCCAAAAGCGAACCAGTAAGAAAATTCTCAATACCTTTTTTGGTAGAAGCAAGCTTCATTCGCTTCGCTTTAGAACCGGTTGTATTCTGCAAAGAACCTTCTGTGAGGAACCGGAATAAAGGACCTCGTGATCGAGTAATTGCTGTACGGAATGGCGACATTACTTCATCAGCCTGTTTCATTGTAGGCGCAGTTGTAACTTGATGTGTTGTAGAAGGATCAATGTTTAATCCATATGACTGAATACATGTGTCATACAAAGATTTTGCAGCACCACGCCCCACAATAAGATATTGCTTTTTTATCAATCGCTGCTTAATCCTTTTATTTACATAACGCCCACCATGCCCATCGGAACTTGGCTCCCATACGCTCCTCTCAACAAAGTAATACCATCCATAAACCTGCTCTCCCCATAATTTAAACGAATCAAGCAGATTCAAGTCAGAACCATCCGTCAATGTCAGTTCCGATTCACAATAAGCAATCCATCCCTCGACCGCTTGATCGTCGTAATAAATACCTGGATTGGCTATTAAATCGTCAACTCGATTCATTTCCATAGAGATTTCTTTGCAAACGGGTATTTCCCCTCTTATTACGGCATCTCGAAACATGCCGTAGTATTTGGGAACGGCTGTGTTTGATAATGCCATAATAATTAAATCACCTACTTGCCTGTTGCTTTCTTGATAGCCGCATCAATACCTTTCGTCATGTATTTTGATACATAATTGGTAGCGGTCTGCTTTGCAGCATTTGTCAGAACATCCTGAACAAATTTTCTTCCAACTGAAATTTCTGAACTGGTTAGCTGCTTGTACTGCTTTTCCATCTGGAGACGGTTAATCTTTGAACGAAGTTCTGAATCAGGCATCTTTTTTATTTCATCAGAACTTTCCGTTTTACCAGCTCTCCCATTCGCTCTTGTAAGCTGTGCTGGTGTCCTACGAACTCCCCATTTCATTCCGAGGATTCCATAATGTTGCAGCATTTCTTCATCACTCATTTTGAATTTCCCTCCTTTGCAATGTAAGATGTTACTCCATTTGCTTCGTTTCCGGTTTCATAATATGGAACTTCTGTTATCACAATGTTTCGCTCAAGAATCTTATTTTCTGTATCCAGTGTCTGAGAATCGAACGCTTTCGGTGTTATCTTGTATTCGCCATCGTATGATTCATGCTCTTCCGATTTTTCGATATTAGTTTCCGCTGCTACATTTAATCGCCATTCCGCTTCAGCAATCATCTTTTCCATTGAGGCTATTACCGCAGAACTCAAAGGGGGATCAAATAGCAATTTTACTTTCATATGCATATAAGATTTTACTAACTGTAGCTTTGTTTCATCAGAAATAAATTCTTTCCATGTGGAAGTTTTATCTTGAATGAAAAATCCTGATGGCGGACCAACGCCAAGTTGAGTCAAAATCATAAACACCGAATTGATATGCATGATAATATCTGAATCGAAATGTTCATACTCTTCTGTAATACCAAGCATTTTTTTAATTGATGTAAGTACGCTTTCCATAATCTCTATAACCTCCTCTCCATCAACGTTTCCAGGGACACGTATCATTTCTGCTTCGAACAATCGGTTCTGTAACGAGAAGACTTTCATCTCCATAATGAATAGCATTATGTGTTGTAAGAATTGTAGAGATGAGATATTCGGGATTTAAAAGAAAATCGCTTCTTCTTAAAATATCCTCCACAGAAATTGGGTTCATATGATGAATCAATATTTTCCCGTATATCTCATGTCCTTCTATTCCAAGATCACATCCATTATCTCTCACAATCACAAAATCACGAATTGACCTCCATTCTGTAGACCGATAAAAAATCTGATTCAAATATCGGTCAAATCCAAAAGTGTCTGTCCCGACGACTCCACCTAAACGAAGATACTCGTATCGTTCTTTAAAAGTCTTCAATTTTGATAGCTCTGCATATGTCCTAATCATCGTCGTTACCCTGTCCGCTGTATATACGAAACGCATTGATGGCATCTTTATAGAGATCTTTGATTTCATCTGTGGAGTCAATGGCTCTTACTTTTGCCCTCAACAGATTGTTCTCTTCCTCCAGTCTCTCTCTTTCGAGCTTCTCCCTGGAAGAGCCCAGTTTCAGATAGTGAGTAATGACCTGAGAAGAAGCAGTCCCGTCCAGTAATTGTCTTTCAGCCAGGTCAACAGCCAGAGAAATCATTTGAAGTTCCCTTGCTTCTGGAGTTAAAGCCGGTCGAATCTTTTTGGAAGAGTCTGTTACTTCAGAGCCCTTTACTTTTCTAGCCATTTACTGCCTCCTTCCTGTCTGTTTTTCAATAGTTTCATAAAAGTTTTCCGTCAGTATTTAAAAGAACTCACAAGGCTAACTGTAACTTTTTTACCGAAAGGAGAAAAAGAGTAAAAAGAACCACAGCTTATTACTTAGTCAACTTTATGAGCTCTATTAAATACTGCCGGAAGATAAAAACATTCTCCGAAAAATACCCCCGGGGAATTTTCAAAG